GCGGTGGTTTCCCCGTCCGTGCCGTGGCGGTGACCGTGGTCGTCGGTGGTGATTTCGTGAATATATGACGTTGTCATATTTCATCCCAGCCCACCGTAAGCGTCTCGCTCGACGTGATGCCGCCCGACGCCGTCGTACCTACAGCAAGCATCATGACAAGGTGGTCGCCCTTTTCCCCTGTTGAGGTGTAGGGGCCGGCGCCAAGGGAGAGCGGGGAGCCACTGGTATAGGTAAAAGCATCGGTGTAGCCGGCAGTGCCGGTTGCCTCGGCCGGCGTGGAATAGGCGGTGACGGCTTTGGCGTATAGGGTGACGCCAGTACCGAGGCCGTTGGCGCCGTCCATGTAGGTCTTGATGTTGGTGATTTCGGTGTAAGTGCCGCCGGTGACGTTGAGGCGCAGCCACTTTTCAAAGCTGTAGTCGACCCCAGCGCCCGGCTTGACCATCGGGTTGCCGGTGTCGACGGTGCTGTTGTCGGCATTCTTGAAGCGGATGGTGCCGCTGGTCTTGTCGGTCGTGGTGCCGCCGGCACCATTCTTTTCGACGATCTGTACGGTTGCTGCCATGAGATTCTCCTTGGGTTACCTGTGTGCTGGGAAGCGGTTCATTTCCCGTAGCGTTGCTGCGTGTCGTTCATTTGAGATGCGCCTGCGCCCATGTGATGAGACTCCAGACGGCACCCATTGCGACGGCGACGCCGCCGATGATCCCGACCAACAGGCGCGATCCGCGCCATAGCGCAACGACTTCTTCAAGATGCGGACGAATCTGCTCTGACTCGGCAACATGGGCGGTGATCGTGTCGCGAATTTCGAGGAGCATTTCATCCTGCTTGTCCAATCTTCGGTGCAGGTTCTGGATGATTTCGTGGTCGGTCATATCAGGCTTTCGTCAGGGCTGTCCGGATGTGTTCCAGCGCTTCGACCAGATGCACTTTGGCGGCGGCCAGCTCGAACATCGGGCGCTTGAGAACCTGCGCTGCGAAGGCGCTGTCCTCGATGTTGTCCGGCAGGTCTTGCACGTCGGCGCGCTCGGCCGCCAGTGCGGTCTCCAGCTGCGTGCGGGCGAAGTCAATCGATATGGCAAGCTGGCTCAAGCCGGCGCGGCGGATTTCGTTCATTTCAGCTCCTCCTGGGCGCCGACCATCGCGTCGGCCCGGCGCTGACTGCCGTAGCTTGTGCCGAGGAAGAACCCGGTCACCGAGCCAAGCACCAGGCTGATGATTGACGACACGACCATCGCCCGGATGTCGTTTGTCCAGCCTTCGCCGAATAGCACTGCCGCGACCACCAGATACACAAGCGGCAGCAAGGCGGCGGATACCAACAAGGCGGGCGACTGCCAGGCCTTGCCGCTGGCAACGGCGGCGGCATCGGCCTTGCGTGCGCCGGCAATGCCGCCACCGCCGGCTTCGCCAGTCAGTTCGTACCACTTCGCCTCAACGGCGTCGGAGAACTGTCTGGCGATGACCGGATCGGCGCCGAGCACATTGACTGCGCCCTCGACGGTCGTCTCGCCCGTGATTTCCTTGGCGATTTCAGCCACTTTTTCGGCGGCCAGAGCGTTTTTCTCGGATTGGCCGCCCTTGCCGAAAATGCGGATCAAGGCCGGGGCGGCCTGAATCAGCGCCGGAATAGCTGCAGCAACGAATGGAACCATGACGGTTTCTCCGGTTTGGGTTGGGAGAAAGGGGCCGGGGCCGTGGCTTCCTCCTTTTTCGTGTTTGCGTAGAGGAAGGACAAACAGGTGTCCAGCGTCTTGGTCGGCTGACCGTAGGGCGAACCTGGCAGCGACGCCCATTCACGGTTGCAGCGTTCGATGGCCGTTTTCCAGTCGGCTTCGATCACCGCATCGAGCGCCCGACGCCGGTCGATCAGATAGAGCGCGGCAATATCCTGGGACACTGGTGAAAAGTCATCCAGCGAACAGGCGACGACGCATTCGTCCCATGTACGGCTCAGGAATTGATAGGCGCCGGCGGCTGTCGAGGTGATCGGCCGCCCGCCCAGCTTTTTTGTAATCGACCGACGCGGATGGTCGTCGAAGGAAAGAAACTTTTCGCCACCGAATAGCGTCTGGTAACCCGCGCCTTCGGTGTATTTGATGAGCGCCAGAAACGCCTTGACGTTCGCGCTGGATAACAGTGAAGCGTAGTCTTTCAATTCACCACCTCCAGCCAGATCGGTGCGCCGCGCCCTTCGGCTATTTCAAGTACGGCGACCAGACGGCCGACCACAGACGGTGATGGAATGACGCCATCGCGGCCACGTACCGAGCCGAGAACGACATCACAGCCTGGCATAGCGCCAAGCCATCCAAGACCGTTGGCGTCCGGCAGTACGGCGCGGTGAGCGTGCGCAAATTGCGTTGCGACCTCAAATCTTCCAGTCGGTAAATTCGGGCGTCCATTTCCGGCCTCCGCTAGACAAAATCTCAGGTGATCGACGTACAACACGCCGTCGCGCATGGATAGCTTCATTCGCTGCCTCCGGCATTCATCGCCAGGGAAAACACAAAGCTGTCGATCAGCACGTCGGCATCCTTGACCAGCAGGCGGGTGCGAAACTTCATTTCCGGCGCCGGCTGGTCGTCGCGGTAACCGGCGGTGCCGGCCAGAACGCGGGTGTCGTCGAAGTCGAAAGCCTCGAAGCGGGCGGGAACGCCGTCGGCTTCGGCCTGGCCGGGTTTGAACGGGTTGGCGGCGATGGCGCCTTCCAGCGGCGTGGCAAAGGCGGCGTCGGCAAAGTCGCAGCGCGCCAGACGAACGCCGGCAGCGTCATGGACGACGACATAGCCGCCGGATAGCATCGCAGCCATCTCGTTGACCATGCGGTTGGCGGCCCAGGCTTCAAGCTGCATTGGGCGCCTCTTCGATCTCGACTTCGCGGACTTCGATCGAGCCATCGGCCAGGCGGCGGCCGACCTTCATGGTCGGCTTGCCGGGGCCGGGCATATGCACGGTTAGCTGCGGCGCCGGAATTTCGCGGGAGGCGAGCGCGGCCAGGGTGTCGCCCAGTTGCTGCTGCCCGGCGAGCACGGCTTCGGCCAGCGGATCGGGCGCCGGGGCGCTGTGGCCAGCCTCTTCGGCCAGCCCGAGTTCGGCTTCGCGGGCTTCGTCGGCGGCGCGTTCGGCGTCGATTTCTTCCGGGTCATCGCCGCGCTCGGTGATGATGCGCGTGCGGCTGGTGAATCCGGATTCTTCGGCCATCTGCTGCGCCTGGACATCCTGCGTCGGGTGGATGTAGGCCCAGCCTTGCGGCACCCAGGTGACGCGGCGGGCTTCGGCGCCTTCGGCACCGGTCAGGATGCCGGCCATGATGGCGGCGTCGGCCCAGGCGTTGCGCACCTTGCGACAGAGTTGCGGGATCAGGATGTGCCATTGCCGCTGCTGGCAGTGGCGGCGGAATTCGTTGAGGATGACGCGCAGGGCGCGGTCGCTGACGCCGGACAGGTCGCCGGTCAGCAGTTCGTAGGGCAGCCCGCCACCGGCGGCCACGCCCTGGTATTGCTGGCGGGTGAAATCGCGGTAACCGGCGCCGGCATCGGGCGGCTCGCTGAATTTGACGGTTTCACCGGGCAGCAGCTCTTGCATGGTGCCTGGTTCCAGCGCGGCCATCGGCGTGCCGTCGCTGTCGGTCTTGATCGGCAGGCCGGTCAGCGGATCGAGCGCGGCATCCTGCCCCGAGGCCGGGCGCTCCAGAAATCCGGCGAACAGGTTGGCCAGCTTCTGGCGTTCCAGCACCGCGTCGTCAAAATCGCCGACGCCGCGCAGGCGGGCGAGGATGGGCGCCAGCTCGGAAATGCCGCGCAACTGGCCGGGCCGGGTCGGCTCGTAAATGTGCAGCACGAATTCCGCCGGCACGCGGACGGTGGTCGAGGTGTCGCCGCGCCCGTCGCCGGGGTGGTTGCGCAGCATCCAGTAAGCGACGCGGCGGCCGAGGCGGTCGAACTCGATTCCCTGGGCGATTTCGTTGCCGTTGGGCGCCAGCGCGTCGACGGCGGGCACCATGTCGGCTTCGACGATCTGCAACTGTAGCGGCACCGGCAGGCCGTCGGCCGGCAGGCGCGGGCGCAGGCGGACGAAGACTTCGCCGGCTTCGATCCAGTTGCGCGCCGCCATGTTCTGCTGGCCGTAGAAATCGAGGATGCCGTCGGCGTCGCAGACTTCCGTCCAGTCGTCCCACAACTGGCGCAGCGTGGCCTTTAGCGCGGCATCGGTGGTCTTGGGCCGGGCGATGATGCCGGTGCCGACCAGGTTGGCGGCCCAGCGCTGGGGAATGACGCGGCCGGCCCAGTCGTTTCGGGCGGCATCGCGGGCGCGGTTCCTGAGCGTTCCGGCGCCGGCATTGACACGGTTGGGGCCGCTGCCGGATGGCGACCAGCCGCGCAAGCGACGGCCAGCGCCAGCGGCGTCATACGACGGCGCGAGCGCGACGGGCGCGACGGCGGTTTTTGCCTTCAATCCGGCGTCGACCGCAGCGGCCTTGATTGATTTCTTGCGGCGCGCCATCAGAAGCCACGCCCGCCGTGATAAAGCCGGGTCTGGCGCGGCCGCGGCGCAGTGACCCCGGCGCCGGCCTGCTCGGCATCGAATTGCGCTTGCAGCGCATTGCGCGCGGCGAGCAGCTCGTCAACGCTACGGTATTCGACGACCTTGTCGCCTTTGCGGACCATGCGCTCGCCAGTGGCCAGCGCCTCGGTCAGGGCGTCGATATCGGATTGAAGGATGGGCATGCGCGGCGACCATGTCGAGGGTGTTCTCGGAATGGTCGCGCGGGCGGGTTATGGGTGCCTGTGGGAGGATTTCAGGCGGCTTACAGCGCCGCGTTTCCTGGCTCTGTCATGGAAAAATACACATGCCATGCTCTAACCCCGTCAAACGTCATTCCTTCGCGGTCTCCATTGGCGTCGTCATGAAGCACATGAGTCACCAGAACTTCGGCGGCGCCAGCATCGCGGAACCACTTCGCCACCAGGCTTGAGTCGTTGAATTCTTTATCCCATATGTACAAAGCCGCCCACCAAACACCGGGAGTATTTTCGTCAATTGCTGCGCACTCTCCAATGCACCCGGATTGCGGACACCGACCTTCGTGCATCTGGCCGTTGATCTTGGCCATCACATCGCTCATTCTTCCCATGATTTTCTCCAAAAGTGTTGTCACACCGCAGAACATAGCGGCCATCAAAACCCCTCAAACCCAAACTGCCGGATCACCTCGGCATCGCTTTTCACGCGTCTGTCGGCGCGTTACCACCAGAGCAAGAAGGCGGTGTAGGTAGCGGCATCCAGTGGGATGGGATAATCTTTCCTTCGCTCCCGTCATACCCATAATTTTCTGCACACCACTCGTATGGCCCCGCTTCAAAAGGGTCATCTTCCGTAGGCGAGTAGCTGCCAAACGCATGATTTTTAGCTAGCGAATCCCACAGAAGCAGTCTCGTGCCGTCTTTAGGCGCGGTCTCAATCGGTTGCCATTCCATTCTTTTCTCCTTTTTTGGCTTTACAAATTAAGTCGCGTTAAAGCGGCGGCGCAAGCCAAGTTCGTCGAGAAGCCGGCTCTCTGCCTCTTCCCTTGTAAGGCCGAAGTTGAACCACACGTGAGCCCCCGGTTCTTTGATGGGGCAATCTGTTTGAATCGTTCCAATTTTTCCCCACGCGGTGAAGCCATGCTCGCCGCGCCCCGTGGCAATCTGGAAATCGCCGTGCGTCGTCACCTCAACGTCTTTCATTCTGTCCTCTGTACATTTTCGCCGACCAAATCACTCAGCGCGCCCGGCCGAAAGCGTCGTCTTTGTTCAGTTGCCAGCGCTGTCCGGCGCGTTAGCTAGTGCGTTCGGCATCACATTCTGCCAATTGGCGATTTGATTCCAAGCGATGAAAGCCGGTCGATGATGTCGTTAGGCATCATGCAGCAGCACCGCACGCGCCATTTCAATATCCCGCGCTTTCGGCTTGATACACCGAACTACGCGGGCCTTTTCGCACTGCCACGAAAGCCCAGGCATAGAGCAATCCGGGTCTGGCTCCAATTCCCCGAGCGGGACGCACTCGTAAATCACGCCCTTCTTGACGCCAGCCGCGTAAAGCAAAGCCGCAGCTTGGCTAGTCGTCACATATACCCGGTCGCGCCGGTGGACTCCTGCCGCGCCATACTCCGAGAGGGAAGGCGCTTTCGTTATTGTCGGCGGGAGGATGAACGCCCCTCGCTGAATTCCGCTCCTGCCGCCGTGCCAATAGGTTGTCATCTCGCCCTCCATGCCTAACATTTGCGTCAACGCGGACGCTTCGCTTCGCTACGCGCCGGTTACGCCAGCGTTGAATTTGTCCGCAATATGCGGCGCCTTTTCGCGGACCTGCTTGGCTATCAACTCTTCGCGCCGCGCATTCAGTCGGCGCAGCACAGTGCGCTGCACATCGGTCTGCGGTAGCGGCAGGTTGTCGCTCCATGCGCAGAGCGTTTCCAGGCTCGCGCGCGCAACGTCTGCCGTTGTTGGGCATGTGTTTTTCCAGTCCATGTTCTCAATCTCCAAACTAACTAAATATGCCAGGCCCCTGTTGCCGCAAATCAATCCAGCCCGGAAGTTAGCCATGACGCATGGTGCGCAAGCAGCGCCCTATCGCCTTCCAGCGCATTGGCTTCAATCACCTGCCTGGCCCACTTAATGTTTTCAAAACTCATCGTTATCGAGACACTTTTTGATGGATTGATAACATGTTTTTTCTGTATATCTTCTTCCGGAATTGATAGTGACAGATTCCTTATCTCGACAAACTCGCTGCCAGTTTGAGTAGATAGATAAACTTTTCCAGAACCGATGAATTTCGACATTTCAAAACCCCTCAAACCCAAACTGCCGAATCACTTCCTCATCGCTCGCCACCCGCCGTTCGGCGCAGAGCACGAGCGGGATCAGGCCGAGCAGTTCGGCGCTGCGGATGTCGTTTTTGACTTGCTGGTAGGTGACGCCGGTCATCAGCGCGATGTTGTGCAGCGAGCGGCCGGCGACGCGCAGTTCGGCGGCCTTGCGAATACGGCGCCAGCGGCCGAAGTCGGCCAGGCCGGGAATGGTGAGCGTTTCGCCGCCCCACTCTTCGACCAGCCGGCGGAATGCGGTTTCGCCGAGCAGGGTTTCGAGGCGGTGGCCGCAGCCAGCCTTCTCGGGCACGTAGAGCGTTTTTCCGCCCCAGATGCCGCAGACCAGCACGGTGTTGGAAAACCCGATGACGGCGCCGAGGTCTTCGGCCATGCCGTTCGGTTTGCGCTTGAATTTGGTTTCGGCGTCCATGATCTCTATCGCAGGTAGGTTGATTTGGCGGTGCGGCGGCGCGCCTGGGCGGATGGGGCGGCGGGCGGTGCCGGCTGGCTGGTTGCTGGCGCGCCTTCTGCCGCCGGCTGGCTGGCGCCGTTGCGCGCCAGGCGGGCTTCGGCTTCGGCCCATTCGGCGCGGGTCAGGCGGTGCAGGTGTAGCTCGGGGTGGTGGGCGGCGGCGTACGCATAGACGAAGGTATCGAGCGGCTCGTTACGGGCGCCGCGCTTCTTGAGGTAGCGGTTGGTCTTGGGGTCGAAGGTTTCGGCGACCATGCCGGCAAAGAAGGGCTTATCCAGCTGGTCGCTGAAATGCACCAGGCGCTGGTCGCGTTCGAGATCGGCATCGGCGCCGAGACGACGGAACAGCCAGTGCTTGGCGGCGACGGTGCCGACCTGCCAGGTGTGCAGGCCGCGCTTTTCTGTCTTGCCGTCGGACTTGATGTCTTCCCACTTCGGGCGGCCGAGCACCGGGGCGTTGTTGGCCTTGGCGCCGAAGATGACCATGGGGCGCTGCACGGGGTCGACGGAGTCCTGATTCGCCAGCGCCCAGGCTTTGACGAACGGGGTGCGGTGGCCGCGCCCGTCGACGGCGGCAGCGGCGACGCGAAGCTTGGCGCCGCCGGCGTGCTGAATCGGGCGGTTGAGCAGCGCGGTGAGCGCGGCCCAGACTTCCGGCCGGGCCGGGTCGCCAGGGAGGACGACGTAATCGAGCGTCCAGGAGGCCATGCCGCGACCCCAGCCGATGAGATGGGCTTCGAGGCGGTCGTCCTGGGTATCGATGCCGGCGGTGATGTAGCAGACGGCCAGCGGCGCGACGCGCAGGTCGTAGGGTTCGGCGCGCTCGGCCAGAAGGTTCTGCTTGAGGGCGCGCAGGCTGGGTTCTTCCCAGGCTTCGGCAAGGCGGTCGTTGATGAAGGTCTTGAGTTTGGCCGGGTCGCCCTGGGCATCGAGCCACATTTGCGCGAGCTCCGGCCAGAGAGGGCCGAGGCCGATGGGGTAGTAGATGCAGTTGGCGCGGTAGCCACGGACGGGGTGCCCGGGGTTTTCGGCGATCCAGCGGCCGGCGGCGAGCATGGCGGGCTTGTAGTGTTCTTCGATCTCGCAGCCGCATTCCGGGCAGACCAGCCAGGCGCGGGCGACGCGGCCGGTTTGCGGGCTAAGCGACCAGTGCAGGTCGGGCCATTCGTAGGCGCGCAGCTCGCCGCAGTGCGGGCACGGCAGGTAGCGGCGGCGATGGTCGCTGGCTTCCAGTTTTTCCGTGGTGCGGCATAGCCCCTTGATGCCGGGCGTGCTGACGTACATGGCTTTCGCCACGGCGGGGAAGGCGCTGGTGCGCCCGCGCAGCAGCTCGACGGGGTCGTCGCCGCTTTGCATGCTGGCGGCGAATTCGGTGAATTCATCGACGAGCAGGATCTTGACCGAGGTGGATTTGAGGCGCTTGGGGTTGCCGGCGTGCTCGATGTAGAGCTGTCCGCCGGCAAAGTCCTTGAAGTCCTGCGTGTTGCGGGCGTCGCGGCTGACGGTGGCGGTCAGCACTTCGCGCACGGCCGGGGTTTCTTCGACCAGCGGGTTGATCTTCTGGACGATGAATTTCTTCATCGACACTTCGCCCGGCAGGCAGGCCATGATCGGGCCGGGGTTTTCGGTCATCGAGTAGCCGATGACGGCGGTTTCAATGGTGCTTTTGCCGAACTGGATCGGGAAACAGCAGACGACCTCGGAGACGGCGCTACGCGCGCTCATGCAGTCCATCGGCTCCTGCAGCGCCGGGTTGCGGTCGATCCGGAAGCGCCCCGGCGCGGCCGTCTGCTTGCTGGACAGCCGCATGTTGGCTTCGGCCCAGGCGGAGACGGTGGTGGGCGGGCGCGGCGGCACGGTGCGCAGCGCCGTCTCGAACACCAGGCGGCGCGCGTCTTGCATTTGGCCGGGCTGCTTTTCGCTCATTTTTGGCCGTTGACCGCAGCATTGAACGCGCGCCGCACGACATAGCTGCGCGCCAGGCTGATGACAGTGAACCACGCGCCGATCAGCAGGTTGTCTGACAGCGGCAGATGCACGCCGAACAGCGGGAAAATGACGAGCTGGCTGGCGACTGCGACGCCGTAGCCAATGGCGACGTTGGCCACGGACTCGGCGCCGGACATGGCGCGCGACTGGCTCATTCGCCGAACTCCCGGCCGGTCTCGGCATGGACGGCGCGCTTGCCGGTGTATTGCTGCCAGCGACGGACGGCGACGTCGACATAATTCGGCGAGAGTTCCATCGCGTAGCAGATTCGGCCGGTTTGTTCGGCGGCGATGATCGTGGTTCCGCTGCCGCTGAACGGCTCGTAAATTTCGTCGCCCGGCTTGCTGTTGTTTTCAATCGGGCGGCGCATGCACTCGATGGGCTTTTGGGTGCTGTGTCCGGTTTCGGATTTCTGCGGCTTGTCGATTTCCCACAGCGTGGTCTGCTTGCGGTCGCCTTGCCAGTGGCCGGTTCCGCCTTTCTTGACCGTGTACCAGCACGGCTCGTGCTTATGGTGGTAGTGACCTCGGCTAAATACAATCTGATTTTTTGCCCATACGATAAGCGCGCGAATTTCAAATCCACAAACTTTTAGGCTCTCAGCAACGGTCGCAGAAAACCTATCCGCGTGCCACACATAGGCCACCTCGCCAGGAAATAGCGCCCATGCTTCGCTCCAATCAGCGCGGTGATCGTTGAGCACTTTTCCAACAGCGCGGTCACAATTTGGCGATCCATCGCAACGAATAACATCGCTTCGCCATTCAGCGTCGTATTCGACTCCGTAGGGCGGGTCAGTAACCATGAGATGCGGCATGCCCCCCCCCAGCAACGTCTTTACCTGGTCGGCGTTGGTACTGTCGCCGCACATAATCCGATGCTTGCCGAGCAGCCACACGTCGCCGGGCTGGCTTACCGCATCGGCCTGCACGGCGGGCGTTTCGTCGGCGTCGGTGGCGCCTTCCGGCGTGGCATCGAGTTCGGCCAGCAGCTCGTCGATGTCGCCGAGGCCAAATCCGGTCAGCTCAAGGTCAAAGCCCATGTCTTGCAGATCCTTGAATTCCAGCGCAAGCATCTGATCGTCCCACCCGGAATTTAGCGCCAGTTTGTTGTCGGCGATGACGTAGGCGCGGCGCTGAGCTTCGGTCAAATGAGCCAGGCGAATGCACGGCACCTTTTCCATGCCCAGCTTGCGCGCGGCCATGACGCGTCCGTGGCCGGCGATGATGCCGCCCTCGCCGTCGATCAGCACCGGGTTGGTGAATCCGAACTCGCGGATTGAGGCGGCGACTTGCGCGACCTGTTCGTCGGAATGGGTGCGGCTGTTGCGGGCGTAGGGGATCAGGCGGTCAATGGCGACCTGTTCGATTTTCATGGGGTATCTTCCGCAAGGAGGTTTTTGATTTCGCGCTTGATCGACAGGAGCAGCGCCTCGGCGTGCTCTTGCATGATTTGCCGGATTTCCGAGAGTTCTTTCTGCACGAGCATCGGGCCGACGGTGTCCGGCCAGAGTTCGACCGATTGGCGGAAGGTGACGCACAGATCAGCAACGGCGCTGCGCGCGGCGTCGGCATCGACCAGCTTGCCAATCATGGCCTCGTATTCCGCCTTGGCCGTGAGCGCGTTGTAGCGCTCGCGCACGGCTCGCGACTGCTGGTAGGTGGCGGTGACCTTGTCGGCCATTTGCTCGCCCGCCGTTTTTGCCGCCGTAGCGCCGTCGACCGCAGCAGCCCGGCCGGCAGCGTGGCGTTCGGCGACCGGCGCCTTGGCCGGATCGGCGGTGGCAGCGATGCGGGCTTCGCTGGCTTCGACGTCAACCTGGCCGGCCGGGGTGAGCACCAGGCGCCCGGCATGCTTGAGCCGGGTGATGTGGGCACGGTCGACGCCGAGGTGGCGCGCGAACTGGGCTTGGGTGAGCGTGGTCATGCCGGCCTCCTGATCCGCCTGGCGAACACGCTGCGCATAACGATCCACGAAATGCAGTTGTCGATGCGCTCCAGCTTCATGGCTGGCGGTGAGTGCTCCGGGTACATAGCCGGGTTAGGCAGGCTGAGGATGGTGCGGCGACGCGCGCCGGTCCACGAGGCGCGGGCAACAACCAGGTGACGGCGCAGCCAGAACATGGAGAGCGACGGGCGCGGCAGCGATGGCGGGCGCCAGCGGGGCGGCTTGTTCCTCATGCCCGACTCCCGTTGCGCTTGACGGCGGCTTGTTCGCGCTCGAAATCGGCCCGGCAATCGGCGTCGCAGAAGTGCGCCTCGCCGGGCCCGCTGGCGTCGCACCAGTGGCAGCGGCCGGTGGTTGGCAGCGTCGGCACGTTGCGCGCGGCAGCGAGCGAGCGTTCGCGGTCTTGTTCTTCGCGCTGCTGGGCGCGGTCGAGATCATCCATGGCGGCGTCCTTTCGTGGGCGGGTTGGTCTTGCCGGTGACGAACAGGCCGGCGGCGATGAGGGCGGCAAGGCTGCTGGCCTTGGCCGGGTCGTAGGGGATGGGCGTGCCGACTTCATGGCCGTTTTCTTTGGCGTGGAAGGTTGGCTGGCCGTCGAGCCCGGCGCGCACGGCCTGGACGACGCCGGCTTCCGGCCAGTTGGATCGGAAGTCGTCGATGATGCTGGCGGTGAAGGGCATGGCCTGGCGCAGGGGCTTGGTCACAGACCAGGCACATCGAAGCGCAGAAATCCTTCGTCGTCACCTGATTCCCAGATAACGCCGAGGCCATCTATCTCAAGCGGGACAACGTTTCCGATGTCGGTCAGCCCGAGAGCAACGATCGGAAGACGGAATTCATCCCCGTCGTCTCCACGATAGACGGCAAACATCCCAGCCGGCGCCGGAATGATCTGAATGATTTTCCCGGAAAATTCATTACTCATTGGTTTCTCCTTGTTGACACGGGTGTACACGCCTAATGTCACGCCTGAATCCGCTTGAAAGCCGCGTAGTCACTAGATGTCACTCCTGATACGGGGGTCGCGTATGTAGACAATTTGCGCGAGTTGCGAAATGTTGCGCGCGCGTGCGCGCGCCCACACGGGCAATCTAGGCGTGGTCGCCGTGACATGAGTGACCATGCGGGTTTCAGGGCAAAACGGCGTGACATTCGGCGTGACATGGCGTGACATCATTGGCCTGCCTCCAGCGCTTGCTGGAATTTGAAAAAACATTCTGTCAGCCAGGATTGCTGGCTTTGTCCTTCGCCCTGCTTCATGACGTGCCCGGACGCTGTTTTCATGGCATCTGATAGCGCGGCGTCGCTTGGAATGACCATCTTCCGGTTCTTTCGTGTCGAGGCGCCGATGGACTCGTAGGTCGGGAATGCCTTTCCTGCAACCCATCCGGGCAGTCGGCCGACATAGCCGATGAATTGCGTCAGGTCTCTGGCCCGATGCACGAGCGCGGATCGCGCCCATCGGGCATAGGCGGCATGGAGCTGAGCACCGGAGCATGGGCCGAATGGGAGCGCCTGGGCCCCGGAATCTATGTTACCGGCGGCCCATTCGCGGACGAAGATGGCTTCTGATGGCAACGACAGATCGATCAGCGCCTGCTTGGATTCGGTCATCGGCGGGCGTTTCTTTGGGTGGAAGCCGCTTATATCGACGCGCATCAGGTAGTCGTAGAAGGCTTCGACGCCGCCGTTTTCAAGCTCAAGAAATACATCGTCGTAGAAGGATGCGTCACGCGCCGGCGGGGTATAGACCACCAGGTGCCGGCGGTCGTCGTTGTCGATAGGAAGCGGCTGGTTCTCGTTCGAGAGGTAGGCGATATTGACCTGGTTGCGCTGGCGGTAGGCGGCGATGTTCTTTGGGTTGATCCGTATCCATTCGCCGGTGACGAGCTCTTTGAGTTCGTTTTTGATGTGCCACATTTCGGCGCGGGTGACGACTTCTTCGGCGAGGATGAATAGCTTGCTGTCCGACCAGTCGGAGTTGAATTTGTCTTCAAGGCCGCGCTGGTTGAGCACGGTGGCGTAGTCGCCGTATATTTTTGCCAGCGTCTGGAAGACTGTTGATTTACCGGTGCCCTGGGGGCCATGCATGATGATGGCGCTGCTCATTTTGGCGCCCGGGTTTTGTAGCGGGTAGGCCATCCAGCAGAGAATCCACCGATAGACCTCTTCGCGATTGGCTTCTTCGCTGCACAGGTAATCAAGCAGATCGAGCAGCATGCCGCATTCGCCACGCTTTGGGTGCATCGGCCAGCCTTGCCAGGTATTGAGCTTGACGTTGCGGTCGTTGCCGGACGGATCGAAGCCGACCTGGTCGAGGTAGAAGGCGCCGCGCGCTACCCAAAGCGGGTGGCGCTTGATGTCGTCACCCCGCGCACCGGCGGGCAGCAGCGTGAGCATTTGCGCGCGCTTGGCGACCTTGTTCGTCCATGTGTCGAATACGTAGTCGCCCGTCCCGTCGTCCAGCGGGATGTATCGCTCAACGAGGTCGTCCACGCTCATGACGGATTCCGCCCGGCGCCGCTCCCCTCCCCCCTGTGACGCAGCACTCTCGCGCGCGGTTTTTTCAGGCACGGCAGCCGGATTGGGGGCAACTTTGAGGGCGGCGAGCGCTTTTTCAAGCTGGGCGCGCACGATGGCCTCGCCTTCGAGTTCGGCCAGGTCGTTGAAATCGGTCGGGCCCTTGCGATCAACGGGCCGTTGGGCGGCGAATTCAGGCTTGGTCCATGCGGCACCGGTGACCAGCGCGGCTTCGGATGCGCGCTGCACGCCGGCATTGAGTTTGCGGTGCGGTTTTCCGCAGGCGCTGCAGGCGCTGTCAGCGACCGGCGTCCATGCCTTGCACTCGGCGCACTTCTGCAGCCAGTCATCATCGGCGCAGATCAGTTGCTTGGCTTTCCGGTAGTGTTTTTTCAGCACCCCGGCGACCGGGCCGATGTTGTTCGCGGCGAAGGCGACGGCCACCGGCAGTCCGGTGACCTGGGCAAGCGTCAGGCCGGTGGCGAAACCTTCGGCGATCAGCACGACGCCGGCCGGAGACGAGCCGATCAGGAAGTAGTGGCCCTTGATGGTGCCGTCTCCACCAGGCCAGTATTC